GAAAAGATGAACACCATTGCAAAAGTTGGTTGCTATCTATCGTTAGAAATTGCAGAGAGCATGAAGCGGTAGAAAGATGTGAGTGAGAATTGTACTGTGCAGCAGTCTAAAAGATGTATTGTACTATGTTGAGGGGTAAAGCATAGATCATACTATGCAGCAGGTTGAAGAACGATTCGTACTATGCGGTAGACTGGAATGTTTCACCCTATGCAGCAGGCCAAGAAAAAGTAAGTTTGAGTAATACTGATATACAATATCTTCGGAGGAGCCGGATGACAAAGGAACAATTAAAACAATATAAGGAATGGAAAGGAAATATCTGTGTCCTTGAAAAAGAAATCTCTAATATGGGAGGAGAGGTGGTTCATGACTTCGGGCATGATTATTCAAAGGGATTTAAAAGAGTTGTGCACCTGGATGGATTTAATCAAGAACTATATAATAAGAGATTGAATAAGCTTTCTGAACTGAAAGAAAAGATTAAATGCACAGAAAGCTGGATTGAGTCTATAGAGGACGATAGGTTGCGCTTTGTTATCAGGAGCAGATATACGGAGGGGAGATCTTGGCGCTGGATAGCGAAGAAGCTTGCTAATGTATCAGAAGATTACGTGCGGATTATGATACATGATAAGTTCTTTGAAAAAGCTAAAAAATAATTCGGAAAATTCGTTTTATTCGGAAAATTCGTTTTATACTAATAATGGACAAGGTGTCGGGATACATTTTGCCATGAATGATTAACCTACTTTGAAGCTTGGAGCCACCGTTAAGTGGCTCCATTTTTTGTTACCCGGAAAGGTCTATGAAAAAATTATGCCCTATTTGCGGAAAACTCCATGACTTAGGTGAGACATGTAAACCATACGTTAGGAGTGCTGACGCACTTACAGAACAGAGAAGCTTTAGAAACTCTACAGCATGGAAGAAGAAGCGAGAAGAAATCAAGGAACGAGATAAGTATCTTTGCTTGTATTGTCTTATGGTGGAGAAGAACTTGACCAGAGAAAACTTGGAAGTTCATCACATTGTAAAGATTAAGTACAACAAAGAAGGGCGCCTGTCCAATGATAATCTGGTGACTCTTTGTAGGTATCATCATGAGCAGGCAGAGAAAAATATAATCAGCAAAGAGGAACTGTTTGCATTAGTTGATAAGGTGGAGCGTGGTGGAGGGATACCCCCCCTGGGGTCAAAACGATAACAATTATTAAAAATTAAGCACCGACGCCCCACCTTTCTTTACAACAATTATTATTTCAGGGGGATTTTGTGGAACTACACAGTTTAAAAATAGATGATTTGATACCGTATGCAAACAATCCAAGAAATAATGAGCTGGCTGTTCAATATGTTGCGAACTCTATAAAAGAGTTTGGTTTTCAGGTGCCGATAGTAATAGATAAACACAATGTTATTGTTGCTGGCCATACACGTCTTAAGGCCGCAAAGCTTCTGGGAATATCAGAAGTACCATGCATAAGAGCTGATAATCTTTCAGATGAGCAGGTAAAGGCATTTCGCATAGCAGATAACTCCGTATCTGAAATAGCTACTTGGAATGAGGACTTACTAAGGATTGAGTTAGAAGATATTAGTCTTAATGCTACAGATTTTGGTATTGAAGTTCCGGAAATTGAACTGGAACCGATAAAGACAGAGATTAGCGAAGAGGGGTATTTTGGTGATGAGAGGGAAAGAACAAATCGAGGGTATAATCTTGATTTACAAAGTAGGTGTGATTTCACAAATGACTACTGGCAGATGCCAATAATTTATAATAATGATTTTGTTCCGGATGATTTGATAGGTTTTAACTATGCAAAAACATCGGAGCGAAAAGATCTGGGAATACATTTCTATTTAGATGATTATCAGTTTGAGAGGGTTTGGAATTGTCCGGAAAAATATGTTGACATGTTCAAGGAGTACGATTGCATATTGAGTCCTGATTTTAGCCTATATTCTGATATGCCACTGGCTATGAAAGTGTGGAATGTGTACAGATCAAGACTATTGGGCTCATATTATCAATCCTATGGGATACCGGTTATTCCTACAATTTCGTGGGCTGAAAAGGAAACTTTTGACTTTTGTTTTAAGGGGATTCCAAGAGAATCCATTTTATCCATCAGTACAATAGGAGTGAAGCAAAATAAGGAAGCTATGAGGCTTTGGCTGGAAGGAGTCAAAGAAATGCTAAAGGTGCTTAATCCTAAAACAATTCTAATATATGGCGGAAAAGTTCCTTTTGACTTTGGAGATAGAGAGACTATCTATTTTAATAATAAAGTTACTGAAAATTGGAAAGTAAAGAGGTAAAATAATGGGGGGAAGAGGTGCTGGAAGTTCCTTAAGGACTGTGCGCATAGGCGGAGGTTCAGTCGGAGGAGGTCAGTTCTCTAAAGGATTAGGCTTCCAAAATTATGATTCTTTAAAGGATGCACTAGGTCCCAAAGGACGCCCATTTAGTATAGAGGATAGTGCTGAAGGGGCTAACCCACACTATGATCATTCTCTAACTTATAAAGAATTTAACTTAAATTGCCAGAGATGTGTTATTGCTTACGAAGGAAGACGTAGAGGATATGATGTAACAGCTCAGCCTACTTATGAAGGTGATACATTAAGTAAGCCCTTTATTGTTGGCGACAAGCATTTTGGATATTGGCAAGGCGCCTTTCAGAATATGAAGTCCGAGAATGTAAGTTCTAATAGTCCACAGATTGCAAGAAGGAAATTGGAAAAGAAAATGAGCGCCTATGGAGATGGTACTCGTGGAATTGTATCAGTTGTTTGGAAAGATGGTAGTGGAGGACATGTATTCAATGTTGAGCAAGTAAAAGGTAAGACCTTGTATATAGATGCTCAAGTAGGGGCCAAGTACGAAGCTACTAACTTGTATAGAAACATTCAAACTGATAAGGTGTTCTTTTTTAGAACTGATAATTTGAGATTTTCAGATAGAGCTAAAAAATCAATTACTAAAGATAAATGGTAGAAGGAGGAAACAGAATGGTAAAATACGAAGATGCTTTAGCTATTGCAAAAAGTGTCAAGACACATCCCATAACAAAGTGCACGGAATATACAGATGCCTATGTATTTGCCGAGACTTTTCCTGAAGGAGTCATGCACGTAGGAGGGAATCACTCCCCGGTTGTAGTTCTGAAGGAAACAGGTCAGCCAATCCCCATGCCGGCTTATGTTATAGGCTATGGAGGAATTTTGGACGAGAAGTTTGTAAAAGAGATTAAGATGTAAGCACCCTAAGGGTGCTTTTTTGATGGAGAATTATATGGGACAGAAACTTAATTTAGAGCAACAAGCAAAAGAAATACTACGAATGGCTGAAGAAAGTGGAGTTCAATCTCACTTTTTTTTCCTTACAACATTCAAGAGGTACCAGGTACAACTTAGTATACTGAGTGACTTGGAGAACACCATAAAAGAAGATGGTTCTTTGGTGACGAAAGAATATGTAAAAGGGCGTGAGAATGTTTACACACATCCTGCAGTTTCAGAGTACAACAGGACAACTGATTCAGCCAACAGAACTGTTCAAACCCTTATGAAAATTATCAAGGACTTAGGAAAAGAACAGGATGACGAAGAGGAAGAAGATCCACTTATGAAGTTGTTAAATGGTGGTGATAATGAATGACGGAAAACAAAGCGTATCTGTACTGCAAGAAGGCAGTCAAAGAGAACACTACCCCTAAGTTTGTTAAGCTGCAGATGAAGGATTTCATGCGGATATGCGAAGGAAAGAATAAAAAGTATAAAATCAGTGAGAAGAAACTTAAGCAGCTTAATGGACTTCTCAAACTCTTGAATATGCCTAAAGGATTAAAGGCCGGCGTACCTCTTGCAGAATGCACTTGTGGGTATCAATGGCTTTTTTATATTGCTATTTTCTGCGTTGTTTATAGGAATAACGAGGAAAAAAGGCGATATGAAACCGGGCTTTTGGAGATATGCCGTAAGAATTTTAAGACTTACACGGTGGCAACAATCTTTATTTTGTTGCTTCTTACTGAACCGCAGTTTTCAAAGTTCTTTAGCGTGGCACCGGATGGTAGCTTATCAAGAGAGATAAGGGAGGCAATTTCGGAGACTTTGCGTTCTTCTCCCTTGGTGTACTCCTATAAAGGCAAGAACAGATTCAAAATTTTGCGAGATTATATCAGCTTTAAGCCTTTTAACTCGGTTTATACACCTCTTTCCTTTTCCACAAGCAGAATGGACGGCCGTTTACCTAATGCCTTCTGTGCGGATGAGGTGGGGGCTCTGCCTACAATTTATCCTTTGGAAGCTATGCGTTCTGGCCAACTTAACATCTTGAATAAGTTGGGATTTGTTATTTCTACAAAGTACCCTACAATAGATAATCCTTTTGAGGAAGAGGTTAGCTATTCAAAGAAAGTTCTAAATGGACTTGTTGAGGATGAAACTAGGTTTTCGCTCCTGTATGAGCCGGATAACACAACGGGCTGGGAAACAAATGACTTAATTTTAAAGCAAGCAAATCCGGTAGCCTTGGAGATTCCTGAGATATGGGAGGATTTGCTTAAGAAGCGTACAAGAGCAATAGCAACGGCAAAGGTAAGAGAGAACTTCGTTACTAAGCACTGCAACATTATCTACCAAGGGGTAGGTACAGAAAGCTATATAGATGTTAAAGATGTGCAAGCTTGCAGGGTGGAATCCATTGATTGGACCGGTAAAGAAGTCTATTTGGGACTGGATCTATCAGAGTCAAACGATAATACATCTGTTTCCATGGTTGCGATAAAAAACGAGACAATTTTTGCTAAATCCTTTGCCTTTATCCCGGAAGAACGGATAGAGGAAAAGGCTGCAGCGGAGCATGTGGACTATCGGAATCTTTGTAAAACAGCGCATGTCTATGCTTGTGGGGATAGGGTAATAGATTACACCTTCATAGAGGAGTTTATCCTTTCTCTTGAGGAAAAATATGGCGTTACGGTAATGGAAGTGGGTTTCGACCGGTGGAATGCCCTGTCTACAGCACAAAAGCTTGAGAAAGAGGGGCTTCAAATGATAGAGCTTAAGCAGCATTCTTCTGTTTTACATCCGGCAACTAAGTTTTTGAGAGAAAAAATTTTGAAGAAGGAATTTGCTTATGAGAGTAATCCACTTTTGGAGATTAACTTTCAGAATGCTAAGTGTGTTTATGACACAAACAAGAATCAGTATGTAAACAAGAAAAAGTCAAGCGGCAAGGTAGATATGGTGGTTTCCCTTATCAATGCCGTATGCCTATTGCAAAGAAGTGACACAGGCAATGACTTTGTAGCACAGGTTATTTAGGAGGGTGGTATGTGGCCATTTAAAAGAAAAGCCGAGGAGATTAGAGCAGATACAGCTGCAGTATCTGGAGATGCACTGCTTAAAGCATTGGTGTCAGACCCGAAAATCAACAAAGAACAGGCAATGCAGATTCCTGCAGTATCTGCTTGTGTAAATTTGATTGCCGGAACGGTGGCTATGATTCCTTTTAGGCTTTATAAGGTGGATAATGACAAGATTAAGCTTTCTGAGGAAAGAGACGATCAGAGGGTTGGGCTTTTAAATATTGATCCAGGAGATACGCTGGATGCTTTTCAGATGAAACGCTCACTCATCGAAGATTATCTGCTGGAAGAGGGTGGGTATGCATATATTGAAAGAAGAGGGAACAAAGTAAAAAGCCTACGTTATGTGGACCCATCAAATATTGGGTTTAGCTATAATGCAGACCCGATATTTAAGGACTACAAACTCCTTGTAGGGGGTAAGCAGTACTATCCTCACGAATTTATTAAGCTACTAAGGCGAACAAAAGACGGGCACAGAAGTATCAGCGTGGTAGAAGAAAGTTCAGAGCCATTTTCTATCGCGTACCAAACCATGCGTTTTCAGAACAAGATGCTTAAGACCGGAGGGGCTAAAAAAGGCTTCGTGAAATCTCAGAAAAAATTAAGCCAGGAAGCCTTGGACTTTTTAAAGAGTGCATGGAAACGGATGTTTTCAGAAGATGACTCCGAAAATGTTGTGATTTTGAATGATGGCTTGGAGTTCCAAGAAAGTTCCGCCACACCTGCGGAAATGCAGCTGCATGAGAACATTTCCTCTTCTACAAGGCAGATATGCCAGATTTTCGGCGTGCCCTACCAACTAATCAGTCGTGACAGTACACCGTCCGAGGAGGACAGAATCATATTTCTACAATATTGCATTCAGCCGATTCTTTCAGAGATTGAGACGGCTTTAAATAGAGATTTCCTGCTTGAATCTGAAAAAGGAACTCTTAAATGGGCGGCAGATACATCAGAACTTACTAAGGCAGATGTATTAAAGCGCTACCAAGCCTACGAAATCGCAAGCAAGAATGGTTTTATGCAGATTGATGAAATCCGATTCAAGGAAAATATGGAGCCTCTGGGACTAGACTTTGTAAAACTCGGCCTTCAAGATGTTCTGTATTATCCGAAGGAAAAAGTAACCTTTGTTCCAAACATGAACCAGGTAGGGGGAATCGAGATTGCAAAGGAAGACAGAGAAAAACTGCTAAGAAAGGAGAAAGAAGAAAAGGATGAGAATTCAGATACGGAGTGATTCCGTAGAAATTGAAGGCTATGTAAACGCCGTAGGAAGAGATTCCAGACCTATGAAAGATAGAAGCACCGGAGAGCGATTTGTTGAACAAATTGTTCCCGGTGTTTTTACTAGGGCGCTTACTAGAAATGATGTGGATCTCTTGCTAAACCATGACCAGGAAAGAGTTCTTGGAAGTACAAAGTCAAACCTCGAGCTTACTGAGGATTCAATCGGCCTGAAAGCGCGGGCTATAGTCACTGATAAAGAGGTGATTGAAAAAGCAAGATTAGGAAAGCTAAGAGGTTGGTCCTTTGGATTCTATGACAGAGATTCACGGAATGAGGATGTTAAAGAAGGCCTGAAGCGCCGCTATGTCGAGGATATGGATCTTAAAGAGGTTTCTATCATTGACGACAGGAAGCTTCCTTGTTACGAGGGCACCTTGATTAATGCCCGTGCAGATGAGGTTATTCAAGGCGAGGTCTTGGAAACCAGAGCAGAGATCACAGAAACTCCAAAGCTTGATAGCTATTGGGAAAGAATTAACCATTTAGGAAAGGATTAAAAGAATGAACAAAAAGATGAAAGCATTACAGGAGCAGAGAAACGCAGCAGTTGAGGAATTAAAGGCGCTTACCGGAAAGGTAGAGGCCGAGGTTAGGGCTTTTACTGATGAAGAGAACGCAAAGTTCAATGAGTTAGAGAAGAAAGTAAAGGATTTAGATTCCTCTATCGAGATGCTGGAAAGAGCAGAAAAGTACGAGTTCAAGGAGCCGGCACAGGCTTCTGAGGACAAGGAAAAGGTGAATATGGAGGCAAAGGAGCTTAGAGCCTTTGAAAGCTATATCCGAGGAGTTGTTCTGGAGGAAAGAGCAGACAATCTTACTTCCGGAGACAATGGAGCTGTGATTCCTAAGTCTATCGCCAACAAAATCATCAAGAAAGTACATGACATTTCTCCGGTGTTTAGCAAGGCTACACGATACAACGTGAAAGGAGAACTAAATGTTCCTTATTACCCGGCTGATTCTAAGGATATCCAGATGACTTATGTTGAGGAGTTTGTAGAGTTAGAGTCTTCTTCCGGAAAGTTCGGAACTATCTCCTTAAAGGGCTTCCTAGCTGGAGCTTTGACTAAGGTATCTAAGAGCCTTATCAATAATTCCAACTTCGATATTGTTTCTTTCGTTGTTGATGCTATGTCTGAAACAGTATCTCGTTGGGTAGAGGGGCAGCTTCTTAAGGGAACCACCGGCAAGGTTGACGGTATGATTAAGGGAATTACCCAGACTGTTACCACGAAGGCAGTAAATAAAGTAGATGCAGATGACCTTATTCAGCTGCAGGAATCTATCCCGGATGCTTATCAGGGAGAAGCTTGCTGGATTATGACTAAGAACACCAGAACAGCCATCCGCCAGTTAAAGGATAATAACGGCCAGTACCTGCTTAATCAGGATGCAACTACTAAGTGGGGATACACTTTGTTTGGCAAGCCTGTTTATGCATCTGAAAACATGGATGAGGTGGCTACCGGAAAGAACGCTATCATTTATGGTGATTTATCCGGTCTTGCGGTTAAGCTTTCTGAGGAAATGGAAATAGAAGTCCTTAGAGAGAAGTTTGCTACCCAGCATGCGGTTGGTGTTGTTGCTTGGATGGAGTTTGATGCCAAGGTAGAAAATGCCCAGAAGCTTGCAAAGCTCACTGTGAAGTAAGAAATAGATCTGCGGAGGCGCACTTTGGGTAATGAGTAAAAGTTTAGTCAGAACCTAAAATGCGCCTAATGTTGGGCTCGGTGAACTCTGAAAGGGGGAGGAATGAAAGTAAGCGAACTTACGGAATCCGTTATTGCTAATTACTGCAGAATCATGGAGGAAGATGTTACAGAGAGCGAGAGAGTGTCTTTAGACGCTTTAAAGACTGCAGCTGTGAGTTATGTTATGTCTTATACAGGGCTGTCTTTAGAAGAGATAGATAACCACGAAGACATTTCTATAGCGGTTCTTACCTTGATTGCAGATATGTATGATAACCGCGCAATGACCGTAGACAAAAAAGAAGTCAATCGTACAGCAGAAATTATCCTCTCGATGCACTCTAAGAATTTGCTACCGGGAGGTGGACAAGATGACCATTAATCCCGGAAGACTTAGAAAAGTGATAGGAGTTTATCGGTATATTGAAAAGGAAAACTCCGTAGGATCTACAATAAAGGTCTTAGAGAAAGTGAGAAGTCTGTATGGAGAAATCCGTCCGGTTAGAGGGAGTGAGTATACAGAGTATTACAAAGAGTATCATTCCCTATCTGTGAAAATCACTTTAAGGCATTGGGCTGATTTACGTCCTACAGATATTTTGGTGTATGGGAAGCGGCAATTTATTATTCAGTCTATTATTAATCCTTTAGAGGTAAATTACATTGTAGAGTGTATGTGCGTAGAAAAGACGGAAAAGGAGATTGCCTATGGTTGATATTGATTATCACGGACTGGATAAGGATTTTCAGAGTATTATTGAAACTTTTCCGGATGAAGCAGAGAGATACCTTAGGCAGCAGGCCAAAGCTTGGAAGGATTCCTGTAATGAAAAGGGCTATAAGAATTATACAAAAGGGAAAAAGCCTATCGCAAAAAGCTGGAAAACAGAGTATGAGAGAGATTCTCTTTACAATGCAACTGCGGTTAGTGTGACAAATAAAAGCCCTTTGTTTCATTTACTGGAAAACGGCCACAGGAAATGGCTCTGGGGTGAAGATACAGGAGGATTTGTTCCTGGAAAGCACTATGCAGAGAAAACCAGAGAGGAATTTAAGGATAGCTTTGGAGAGGACACCGGGAAATTTGTTGAGAAGGCTATAAAGAGGCATAAACTATGATTGAGTTATTAGAAGTCAAGAAATCATGTAATAAGGCTCTGAGAGAGGCCTTTCCAAAGCTAAAAATCTACGGCACAGATGTAAGAGAGGGGATGGAGCTACCAAGCTTTTACACGGAGATAGTTCCTTATACGTTGGATTATGAGTCCATTAATCTTGTAAGGCAGAAATGCGGTTATAAGATTACACTTCTTGAAAAAACTCCAAATGAAGAATTTCAGCTTTCCGTGTTTGAAAAGATACGGAAAGTTTTTCATTTGAAAATCAAGATTAAGGAGAAACCGGTTACTGTAAGCTCCGTAGAATTTGATTATATAGGTGCTGAAAACAACATTTTTCAGATTACTACACGCTTTGAGTGGTATGACACAATCGCAGAGCCAAAAGATGAAGAGACAGCAAAAGAGTTAGTTATGAGAGGAGTAGAAAATGAGTAAATTAAAATCTCCGGAAGTGAATATTAGCTTTATTGAGAAAGGAGAGTCTGCAATCCAGAGAGGAGAGAGAGGGATTGTAGCTTTGGCTTTATCAGAAAAGACTAAGATGGAGGCTTTCACTGCATATTCCGTTACAGATATTCCTTCCGGATTAAGTGCACAAAATGCGCAATATGTTAAAGATGCCCTACAGGGTTATGAGGTAGCTCCTAAAAAGGTTCTTGTTTATGTAATGCAGGGAACTCCTGAGAAGCTTAATGCAGAGTATACGGCCATGCTGAAATACTTCGCGCAGACTAAGTTTGACTACTTAGCGATTCCTACAGTAAAGACTGATGGAAAGACTAATGAAGTAGTGACTTGGATTAAAGGCTTAAGAACAGAGCAGAAGTTAAAGCGGAAGGTCGTTCTTCCGGAAGTAGCCGGAGATAATGAGGGAATCATTAATGTAAGCGCAAGCTTGACAAGGCCAGACGGTACAGTCATTACTCCGGAACAGGTAACCCCGAGAATTGCCGGCCTTATCTGTGGTACACCATTGAGTATTTCTATCACTTATGCACCGCTGAAAGACTTTATTGACTGTCAAAGATTTACTAAGCAGGAAGCGGATGAGGCTGTAGGGGCTGGAAAGCTTATCTTTATGTATGACGGTGAAAAAGTAAAGGTTAACCGTGGAGTAAACTCCTTAAGCACCACCACAGAGGTAAAGGGAGATAGCTTTAAGAAGATTAAGATTGTGGAAATCATGGATATGATTTATGAGGATATCCGTAGAGCTTGGGAGGATACCTATGTTGGACGATATGCGAACACTTACGATAACAAGTGCTTACTGATTACTGCCATTAATTCCTACTTTGCCGGGCTTGTACGATCCAATCTTCTGTCTAAGGGAGAATGCTATATCGACATTGACGGCCAGCGTGAGTACTTAAAGCAGAAAGGTGTTGATGTAAATAATCTTTCTGAGCAAGCGGTAAAGGAAGAGAACACCGGATCCAGAGTTTTCTTAAGAGCGAATATCTCTATCTTAGATGCTATGGAAGATATGGATTTGGAGATTTATTTGTAAGAAAGGAGACAGTATGGACGGTTTTGTATCTGATCAGGTTATCAATGGTACCTGGGGAGAACTCTGGGTAGATGATACTTATATGGCGGAGGTAATTTCTTTTAAGCTGGAAATCAATGCCAAGTATACCAATGTCCCAAGAACAAGAAAGCTTCTGGATGGCCAAAAGCTAACCGGAGTAGAGACAAAGGGAGAAGTTAAGCTGCATAAGATTTCTTCTTTCCTTGCGAAGAAGGTATCTGATGGTTTGAAGTCCGGAAAGGTTCCGAACTTCAAAATTATTTCTAAGCTTTCCGATCCGGCAGGTCTTGGTACGGAAAGAGTTGTGGCATACGGTTGTAAGTTTGACAAGGCAATTCTTGCAGACTGGGAGCATGGAAAGAATGCGGAAGAGTCCTACAGCTTTACTTGTGAGGACTGGGATTTCATCGACACGATTTAGGAGGAAACATGAGTTTAACACAGAAACTGTTACAAATTGATAGAGGGGAATTTCAAAAGGAAGAGTTCTTAGAGTTGAAAGCAAAACATCTAAGTAAGATTATGGGTGAAGATGTGACTCTTAAGTTTAGAGCCCTTTCCGGAAAGGAGTATACTTCCCTTGCTTCCGCCTTAATGGGACCTAAGGGGACGGTTGATTACTCTAAAGCTTATGATGTGAGCGCATTGGTACTTTGCGAAGCTTTAGTGGAGCCAAGCCTCAAAGATAGCGGATTACAGAAGCATTTTGGAGTAGCCAGTCCTAAGGACCTGGCTTTTTTATTTTTCCCCGGAAAAGAATTATCCACTCTTTCGGACAAGGTTACGGCTTTCTCCGGATTTGCAGAAGAGGATGAAGTTAAAGAAGTAAAAAACTAGTAGAGTCCGATGGTGAAACGAATGCCATGTTTTGGCTTTTTAGATTACATCACTGGAAACCGTCGGACTTTTTTGAACTTGGCTATGGAGAGAGGCAGATAGTCTATGCGTTCCTCCAGTTAGAAATTGAGCAGAGGAAAAAGGAATGGCAAATAGAACAGTAGACGTAACGCTGAGACTGGTAGACAAATTTACCGGAGGATTTCAAAAGTCTCTTTCAGCTCTCACGGCTATGGACAAGAAAACCTTCAAGATAGCAGGGAACTTACAAAGCACCGGCGATTCCATAGCTAAAGCCGGTGCAGCTATGACCGCTGCGGTTACGGTGCCTATTGCCGGTGCAGGAGTTGCGGCAGTAAAGACAGCAGCAGATTTTGAAAGCTCCATGAGCGCTGTAAAAGCTATTATGGGGCAAAAATGGGACGATGCTCTTGTTGATCAGGCAAAGCATTTAGGGGCTACAACTGCATGGACAGCAAGAGAGGTTGGAGAGGCTATGCAGTATACTGCTATGGCCGGTTGGGATGCTAAGCAGAACATGGAAGGTTTAGATGGTATTCTTTCCGCTGCAAGTTCCGGAGGAGTAGGTTTAGCAGAATCTACGGATATCGTGGTTGGTGCCTTGGCCGGATTTGGAGAGGGTGCAGACCAAGCTTCACGCTATGCAGATATCATGACGGCTACCTTTACAAACTCAAAGACGGATATGTTAGGTCTTGGAGAGACGTATCAGTATGTAGGATCTATTGCAGGTACTCTGGGATATGATTTTGCAGAGGTAAATACGGCCATTGGTATTATGGGAAATCAGTCTATCGCAGGTTCTCAAGCTGGTACTACGCTTAGAACGGCTCTGCTAAACATGACCGGAGATTCTAAAGAAGTGAAATCTGCAATGAAGGATCTCGGTATCTCTATGGCCAACGAAGATGGTACTATGAAATCCTTCTCAGAGATGATTCATAGCCTAAAAAGTGGATTCTCTGGACTTACTGAGGAAGGAAAGCTCTACTATGCCAATCAGATTTTCGGAAAAACAGCTACAGCCGGAATGCTTGCTGTTATCAATTCTACAGATGAGGCCTATGATAGCTTGGAACAAAGCATTAAAAATGCGAATGGTGCTGCAGGAGAAACAGCAAAAGGTCGCTTAGAGAACCTTAATGGACAGCTAACACTTTTGAAGTCGGCTATAGAAGCTATAGCCATACGAATTGGAGATTTTGTGCTTCCATACTTAAAACAATTTGTAGAGTGGGCACAAAAACTTGCAGACAAACTAAATGGGATGAGTGATGAACAGCTTAAGGCTATTTTAAAGAATGTAGCAATGGTAGCCAGCATAGGACCCATGTTAATAGTGTTCGGAAAGTTGATAGGTATAGTCGGCACTGTGATTAAAGTATTTATGGCAGTATCTAAAGCAGGGGGCTTGATATCGGTGATTACCGGTCCCGTCGGTCTAGTAATTGCGGCGATAGCTGTACTTGTTGGGATTGTTCTTTTGGTGCGGAAAAATTTTGACACCTTTAAGCAGTCTCTTAGCCGTTTTAGTCCGGTATTCGATAGGATTAAGGCACATATCCATAGTATAAAAGAGACTTTTACAACTTTTCTGGAATCCACAAAGGGTCCAAGAGAAGCGTTGGCCAAGTTTTTTGAACAGACTTTAGTTAGAGCCATAGGAACTGCTATCGGAGTAATTTCCTCTATAGTTGGGATTGTTGTAGGCGTTGTGGACGGAGTTATCAAGGTGCTAACCGGTATTATAACCTTCATAACAGGAGTATTTACGGGAGATTGGAGTAAGGCGTGGGAAGGCCTAAAAATGATAGTAAACGGAATAGCCACAGCTATAGGCTCTTTCTTCCACGGCGTATTAGACGGTATCCTTGGTATTGTTCAAAATATTATTGATACGGTGGCCAGTATTAAACTTCCGGAACTTCCTGCAACTGATCACACCGGTAGAACCATTGGAACGCTGCCGAAGATGGCAAGTGGAACAGATAACTGGGTGGGAGGTCTTGTTCAAGTTAGTGAACGAGGAGGAGAGATATTAGACCTTCCTCGGGGTACAAGAATCTATCCTCATGACAAGTCTGTGGCTATGGCCAGAGCAGAGGGCGCAAGAAGCAATTCTATTTCCGTGAATGTCACAGGGAATAGAATTGCAGTAAGAGAAGAAGCGGATATCAACAAGATTGGTGAGGCCATAGCCAGGAAGCTATCTATGGCTGCAAGTAATAGAGGAGGGTGGACATTTAGTGGAAGTATGGCTTAACAGTATCTCAATCCCTGTACTGCCTTCCGAGTACAAGGTACAGAGCAAACAGAATAATCAAACAGAAAATATTATAGGGATAGGGGAAATATCTCTTAAAGGAAAGAGGGGCTTACGATCAGTATCGTTTAGCTCCTTTTTTCCTTTTCGGAAGGATTCCTCATATTGTAGGAAAGGGCGGATATTAAAGCCTTTGCAGTATGTAAACGCTATTGAACGGATGAAACAGCTAGGAACTGTCAAGCTAATAATTACAGGGAGCCCTGTCAGAATGACCTGCACTATAGAATCTTTTGAATGGGGAGAAAATGATGGTACCGGAGATATATTTTACACTCTAAGCCTTAGAGAATACCGTTATGTAAATGCTACACAGTCCAGTGTTATCCAAGATAATGCCGGAGGGGAAAGCACATCTGCAGCAGTACACGGAAACCAAGAAACGGCACGTACAGAGCCTAAGGTTAGCACACAAGAATATATAGTGAAAAAGGGGGATACGCTTACTTCTATTGCAAAGCGCCTGACAGGATCATCTAACTGGAGAGCAATTTATAGTGCTAATCGCTCCGTGATAGGAGGAAATCCTAACAGAATTAAGACGGGGCAGAAACTTATTATCCCGGGAGGTTAATAATGACGGTAACACTAATAAAAGATAGTGGGCAGTATTCCATCCCCGTGTCTAAGGTAGAGTGGAGCGGCTCAGCAAGTCAGGCTTCCCGAGAATTGTCATTTGATCTAATCAATGCTCCTAATGACAGCTTTGACATACCGAAGGTATCTACCGGAGATTTTGTAAGCTTCTCTTATAACGGTGAAGAAGTGTTCTATGGGCAGATATTTGGAGTAGAACGGAGCTCTAATATAGGCACTATTACCTATACAGCCTACGACATGATGAAAAATCTTTTGGAGAGTACGGGACAGTATAATTTCAAGAATCTAACAGCGGAGGGGATAGCAAAGCAAGTTCTTGATGATATGCAGATTCCAATTAGGCACTTGCATCCTACCGGCGTAAACATTCCCTCTTTACTTTGCGATGATAAGGGGATTTATGAAATCATTATGGGAGCCTATACCAAAGCTCACCAGGTAACAAAGGATAAGTATTTCCCAATGATTTATAAAAGAGGCTTTGCGGTCTACAAGACGGAGTGGACCGTAAAGAACTTTATCCTATCTGAAACGGATAACCTTATGTCGGCAAGCCTTACGGAGACTATGGAAAACATTGTGAACCGTATAAAAATCTATGATGAAAAAGGAAATCAGATAGGAGAGCTGAAAGACGATAATTCCATAAAGAAGTACGGAGTATTTCAAAAGATATTTAAGAAAGAGGAGAAGGATACAGCGCAATCGGCCAACGCACTTATGAATATATCTCCTAAGCAGGAGATAAAGATTAGCGCTATAGGAGATATCAACTGTTTAAGCTGCTACTTTGTAGATATCAAGGATTCCGCTACCGGGCTTAATGGCAAGTACTGGATAAGTGCGGATAGACATAGCTTTGACGGAGAAACTTACACAATGGATCTTGATTTAAGATTCGATTCCGTTATGGATGAAAAAAAGTTTGAGGACAGGAAAGAAGAAAAGAGAGAAGAAGAGAAGAAAGGGGTTGATAAAAATGTGGGAAAGCGAGCTGGCAAATCTACTTCCAAGAGAGGAAGTGGCAAAGGAGTTAAAGTTAGCGACAATGACAAGTCCAAATTCTTTAAAACTGGGAAAATTGGAGTTACAGAAGGAGGATATACTGCTAAGCCAACATTTATTAAGCCCATTGTGCGTAAAAGTTAAAATGCAATCCCCTAATGGGGGTGGTGCTTGTTCTGACAATAGTACGTACTTAGAGCCGTTAAAAGCCGGTGATGTAGTTCTTGTATATCAGATTTCGGACTCTAAATTCGTAGTGATTGATAAGGTGGTGAATCCATGAGCCTTTTACCTTCTTTTTATGATGTCAAGGATAGAAAGAGCATAAATGAATATTTCCCTAGAGAGTATGAGATAGATTTTGCAGAAAATCGACTTACAGGACGGATTGTGGAAGGATTAGACGCTATTCGTGTTTGGGTTTGGTGCTGTATCCACACAGAGCGATTTCGCTATGCCCTATACTCCTGGCAATACGGAGTGTCACTCGAAAAATATCTTGGACAAACTACCACAGAAGAGTATCTGGAGGTTGATAGTCAAGCAGAGATAGAGGAAGCCTTGAAAATTCATCCTTATATCACCGGAATAGATGATTTCCAAGTAAGTAAGAACGGAACAAATCTAAAAATCAAGCTTACAGTAAAGACTAAGCTAGGAAAGATTGAGGTATCTGAGAATGTATGAGAATCAAACAATGGAAACCATACTTGGGAGAATGCTCTCCAGAGTTGAGGGAGATATTGACAAGCAAGAGGGGTCTTTGCTGCATACTTCTAATGCTTTAACGGCCATTGAGCTATCCACCCTCTATACAGAGCTTGACTGGATGCTGAGACAGGCATTTACAGATACCGCAGATAGAGAGTTTGTCATTATGAGGGCAAAGGATCGAGGAATTATTCCGGAATCGGCTACAAAAGCGATACTTAAAGTTACATCCATTCCATCAGAGGTTGAAATCCCCATTGGAGAGCGCTTTACAGGAGATACAGCAAATTACAAAGTGATAGAGAAGATTTCTTCCGGATTCTATAAGGTTGAGTGTGAAGAACCTGGTACGGTAGGAAACAGGGCCTATGGGAAGATTATACCTATCGGATATATAGATAAACTGGAAGAAGTGAATATCTCGGAGCTTCTTATTCCGGGAGAAGACGAGGAAAGTACAGACAGCTTAAGAGAGCGGTTCTTTAACTCCTATAAGTCTGTATCCTTTGGTGGAAATAGGGATGACTATATCGAAAAGGTACTGGCTATTCAGGGAGTAGGCGCTTGTAGAGTGAATAGATCTCTTCCCTACGGAGTGTCTCCTTCAGACATTGAGCTTCCTGAAGGTTTCGATGATTTTACTGCCAATATTGATGGCCGTTATTTTGAGATACAGGCTTGGATGATGACTGTGGGTGCGCTCATTAAAGAAAAAAAGCTGTCTGCAGGAGGAACGGTGGAAGTTAAAGTTCTGGACACAACTTATTCAAAGGCAAGCGCGGAATTAATCAAGCTGGTACAAGAAAAGATAGATCCTAGCCCTTCGGGAGAAGGGTATGGACTTGCTCCAATAGGCCACAGCGTAAGCGTAGGAACTCCGGAGGAAAAAATCATCAATGTATCCGGAAGATTCACATTCGCCAGTGGATATAGCTTCTCAGCATTGTCCAGCCAAATCAGGGAAACTATAGAGAAGTATATGCTGGAGCTTAGAAAGGCGTGGCAGAAGGAAAATGCCATTGTAAGACATGTCCAGATAACATCAAGACTGCTTGCTGTCGAGGGGATAGTAGATATTAAGGAAACAAAGATAAATGGTAGCAAAGATAATCTAACTTTATCAGCTAGTTATATCCCTGTTCTGGGGAGTGTATCGGAGGGATAAATGGAAAACGTTGAATTACTGGTTAATCTACCGGATTTTCTCAAAGAGTTAAAAGATTTCCAGGCGATAGGACAGAGTGAAAGTCCGGAGTTTACCATGGTTTGGGAAAAACTCGACAGGTGGTTGAAAGACCGATTTATTTCCTCCATGACAGAGGATGGGCTGTCTGAAATGGAAAAGTATCTCCACATTAGACCTCTGGATAGTGATAGCCCTGACGACAGACGGCAAAGGCTTCTTGCTGTAGAGAATAAGGCACTTCCCTACACACTAAGGAAGCTTAAAGAGGTTCTGGCCAATGCTTGTGGAGAAGGCAATACAGATGTGGAAATCAATAACTTTTCCGTTTCTATTCCGGTTAAGCTTGCAAGTCTTCGCTCACTTGACTTCATAAGGGAAACAGTGGAACAAATGCTTCCGATGAATATGGTATATGAGATAAGTGTTATCTATAACCGGTGGGAAAATTTCACAAAGAAAACTTGGGGAGATATGAAGCCGCATACTTGGGAGAGTGCCTACCAAAATGAGAAATGGCAGAAAGGAGCATAATGACGCAAACAAGAAATCTAAAGCTAAATAAGCCTGATAAGACGGATTTTATTGACATTGCTAAGTTGAATGAAAATATGGATATCCTGGATGAAGTAACAGGAAGAGTGGCAACGATCACGAACACGAAGGAAGTCATTGTAACACTTCCTTCTGGGAACTGGTCCTCTTCTGCACCATATAGCCAGAAAGTATCTGTTCCAACAGCAAAGTCCACAGACTCAGTATCTATGGGAAAGGCGCATACAAAAGCCTCCTCTGTAACCGATATTGAGACCTATGACGAGATGGCGGTACTAATCACAAGCGCAGAGGTTACAGATGGATATGTGACCTTCTATTGTGCAGCAGAAAAGCCTAACAAGGAGTTTAAGGTTAAATTAAAGGGGGTGAGTAAGTAATGAGTGAAGTATTTATACCGCTTGGGGGAGCAGGAGGGAAGAACCGTGGAGATATTTTAATTCTTCACAATAAAGAAGATATACGAAAACTCAATAACTTTGATGCCATTCTTGGAAAGTTACCTCCTGGCCTTTATAAGAAAAAAGCCGACGACAAACTTGTGGTTCCCGAACTTGGTAATCGAGAGGTTGAATTGCAAGGATTGAGTGATGGTCAAAATGCTACCATTATGTATTCAAAAGAGTATATAAAGGCACTGGCTCTTAAAGCATTTGAAATTGCCTCAATAACAAATTTTAGATTCGCCCCACGAGGACATAAACAAACCATGTTTACATGGGCTAAGCCTTCCGGTGGGGCAATGTGGAGTGGTGTGAGGCTTATAGCCTGGAAAAAAAGTGAGCCTGAACCGAGGGATCCTGACGATACATCAGGGAAATGGGTCTATGACACCGCTGATACTTATACCATTACTCCACTGTTTCCAGATGTCCCTCATTACATTAAAGCTGTTTCCTATGTCTCAGTTAAAGGAGGTAGATGGTATCAAGATATCAATTCGGCCCCAAAACTTGAATTTACACCGACCGCCGCTAGTGGTGCCATTACTCTGGGTATGGGTGCAGGAGTATGGACTGTTCCTGCGAATGTTTACCGCATCAGGTTTATCCTTGTTGGACAGGGAGGTTATGGTGGACGTGGCGAAGGATTTTATGCAGGAGGTGGTGGAGGTGGTGGTTATGTTGTTCAAGATTACATGAACGTAACACCCGGCCAACAGTTATCTTGGATAGTTCCCACTTTCATTTATAAAGGCAGAAGTTATGGAGTGATAAACACTGACCATCCGGGTTATACATACACCGGTAAATGGGAGGACGGCGTTATCACTAGGCTTGGCGATAGAATTGCACACGCAGGTTCTTGGGGACAACAAGGTGATAGAGATAATTCATCCGGTGCAGGAGGAAAAGGCGGTTCCGGAGGTGGTACTGGAAGAAGCGAGTATGCCCCCGGTGGAACAAATGGCTCTTCCGGAGGCGGTTCAAAAGGTGGAGCAGGGCAAGGCACTACTACTGTTGGTTTCAACGGTGTAATGTATGCTAGTGGTGGAAACGGTAGTGTTCAAAGCAGGCCGTGGTTCTCGTATGGAGACAATGGGACAGATGGGCTTGGTAATGGTGGAGGGGGTGGATTAGGACAATCTCTCAGCCGACAATATTATCAAGCTGACGGTGGAAAGGGCGGTACCGGATGCATTTATATTGCCTGGGGAACAAATATGAATGACGGAACATGGTAAAGCTTACATACATCTATGTGCATGAAAGGGATTCCTTACGGAGTTCCTTTTTTAATTTATCTAAAAGAGGAAGGAGAGGAAATGAAAAGGGAGTTTGCGTTAATTTTGCCAAATCCCACAACGGAGGAACATGAAGGAAAGACAGTCACTATCTTTGAAAATCCTACTGATGCGAACATGGTCGCCAAAGCTATTTATGGCGAAACCGCTTATGCTGTTGAGTCTACCATGTGGGACATTAGGGAGCCTTTCATTTATAGGGACGGAGCTTTCTACAATGTGGAAGAAAAGGCAAAGGAAAATGAAAAAGGCAAGGTCGAATTTGTCCGGATTGAGGAAAAGCTTGCTGAGAGAATCCTCACACCGACAGAGGAAATCCAAGAGCTGAAGAAGCAGAATCAGGATTTGAGGAGTGTTGTTGATACTCTGCTTCTTGAGAGTTTAGGAGGTGTGTAATGTATGAAACACTTTTGAGACTTGCGACTGAGGGAGTTCTTAGCAAGGCTTTACTAGATAGAGCCGTTGCAAAGAAGTGGATCAGCAAGGAACAGGAAAATGAAATTCTGCGTATTGTTGCAGGGAAAGGAGCAGAAAATGGATGATAGATTTTAACTATTTTTTCAGTATTGTTGATTTTGGAGTCATTATCCAATCGCTAGGATGGCTTTTTCTTGGGACAATTACCCTAATTGAAAAGTTCGCTCCAAAAGATAAGAAACCATGGACGGCGATTCTTACCTTTATCGGGAAAATCCTTACCAGAGAATTTGCAGAATCTCAGAAAGCCTTAATGGACAAAGTAGAGGCTTTAAGTTTAAAAGTCGAAAAAGTTGCCGAGTCTGTCGAGGAGACAAGAGCTATAGCCGCAAGGGTAAGGATTCTTAGCTTTGGTGATGAGTTGTTAGAGGGTAGACTTCATAGCAAAGACACTTTCGACCAGGCACTACTTGACATAGATAATTACGAGCGATACTGCAAAAGTCACGAAAATTTTAAAAATCACATTACGGAGGAAACAGTCGCTTTTATTCAAGAGAAGTATAGAGAGCGCCTCCGTAAAAATCAATTTACAAGATAGCAATATACTTTTACTAATCTGATAACCCGTTTTACGATTCAGTAAAATATTCCTTGACATACGTCTAAATAACACGTATTATTGATTCTGTAAGGAGGATGACATGTCAAAGAATATACCTTACAGAGAAGTAGCTAAGACATTGAAAAAGAATGGTTGGGTTTTAGACCATACTACCGGCTCTCATGAAATCTATTACAAAGATGGGAAAATGTGTCCTGTCAAATGTGACAAGAAGGTAATGAAGAACGGAACATTGTCGAGTATCGAAAGGATAACGGGGCTGAAGTTTTAGCCCCGGCTACTGCTAAAGGAGGGCGTATATGCAAAAGGTTTTCTACCCTTGTGAGATCTCGCAAGATGATGAGGGTTATCAGGTGCAGTTTACCGACTTTCCGGAAGGGTTCACCGATGGTGATAGTCTGGAAGAGGCAATTACAAATGCAAGAGATTTACTAGGAGCGTTACTTTTTTCCTATTTAAAGCATGGGAAGGACTTGCCTAGCGCCACGGTTCCGGAGGATTCTTCGAAGAATGTTTATTTTATTGAAGCTTGGCCGGACTTAATTAGGGATAAGGTTAGTAATCAAGCCGTGAAGAAGACACTAACCATTCCGAAGTGGCTAAATGACATAGCGGAAGAGCGGAATGTGAATTTCTCCGCTGTGCTGCAAAGAGGCATAAAAGAATATTGTGGCTTATAGGAGTCGCTCCTAAAGGTATCAAGATAGCGTAGGGTTTGTCCCCACGCTATTTTTATTTTTATAAATAAGAAAGAGAGGAAAACAAAATGGATTTTGGAATCACAAGCGTAGTAGCAATCACAGTTATCACTTACCTTATCGGTATGGGATGCAAAGCATGGGAAAAACTGGATAACAAGTTTATCCCGGTTATTTGTGGACTTGTTGGAGCAGTCCTTGGCGTAGTCGGCCTTCATACTATGGCAGACTTTCCTGCAAAGGATATTTTGAGTGCCGTGGCCGTGGGGATTGTATCCGGGCTAGCCTCTACAGGCGCAAATCAGATTGGGAAACAGCTTTCCGGCAAATAATTATATTAAAGAAGCAAAACAAGTTTGCATGGGCAAGCCTGTTTTCCAATGATTTACAGAACATAAACATTTCATTTAAAGAAAGAGAGGAAAGAAACATGAGAAAGAATGGACCTATGGAGAGATACCCCGGTATTGATGAGGATGCAAGAAACCACATTGTTCCCGGAAGCAACACTATTGATAACAGCCCTCGCCCAAAAGGAGTAAAGAGAGGACAGGGAGAGGATGATGCAGCTCACGGACCAGGAGTAACGCCGAATCCGGATAGCTACACGGGTCCCGGAATTGGACTTAAGAAGTAAAAACCTTGGGGAGACATAGTTCTCCCCTTTTTTTGTACCGTAAATCATATTAAATAGGAAGGAAATACTTATGAATCCATATCAAAGAGGACAGAGAGCCTTATGCGGTGACTACTTCAAATTTACACCTGATGGAGCAGGACGCTTTAAAAGAGCAGGGCGCTGGCATAAGCAACCGCAGAAGGGGGATGTTATCTTCTATTTCAGTGAGGCGCTAGGAAGAATCGGACACACAGGAGTAGTAGACGAAGTGCCATTGCCCGATTTAGCTGCGGTTGAAGGGAACACATCCGGAGCAGACAAGGATAGAAACGGTGGAGAGTGCCGGAGAAAAATCTATAGGAATTTTAAAGTGGGGGATAGGTCTTGGCCTTGTGGCTTTGGCAGGCCTATATTTGATGACGAGACTTGCTCTGTAGAAGAGTTCTTAGAAGTGGTTAGAGGGGAAATCGGCTACGAGGAAAAGGCTACCCCTCGAAATTTAGAGGACAAGCACGCCAACAGAGGAAAGAATAACTATACTAAGTATGGCGTCTGGTATAATCATGGGAAGATTATCTCTGAGCCGTGGTGCGGTGAACTGGTAAGCTGGTGTTTCTATCAGGCTTGCAAACTCCATCAAGAAAGAAAAGCTTCCGTAGTGCAGCAGGAGCCACAGAAAGAGGGCTGGATTCGGCAGAATGATAAATGGCTGTACTACAAGGATAACGCGCCTGTATGCGGCAAATTTGAGTATATTAATGGCCGCTGGTATGTGTTCGATAATAGCGGATTTATGATCAAAGGCTGGTTCAAGTCTGAGGAAGGCTGGTACTACTTAGGCGAAGACGGAGGTATGCTTTCTTCTCAGTGGCTCCAGGATAAAGGCAAGTGGTACTATCTAACTAAGTCCGGCTTAATGGCAACTAATGCGAAGGTTAGAAAAGCGAAGGGTGACGGCTATGACTTTGTAGGTGCAGATGGCGCCTATGACACCTTTAAATCCCTGTTTACTAACCGGATGGAAGGCGTTGAGATTGTAGAGTGATGGTCATGACCAATTCATGACCAAATTTATCCGAAAAACAGGTAAAACGGTTTCCTTTTTCAGTGCATAGAGATTACTAAAAAGTAATAAAAAGCAAGAAAAAAGCTAGGATTTATGCCGTTTCTCGCATAAAACCTAGCTTTTTATCTTAGCGACGAG